CACGGCTACTTTAACCTGGATCAGGTAAAGGAATCAAGCCGGGGCAGCCAGCAGGAAACAGAGACATCAAAGACAACATACAATAAGGATGATGCACAGCAGAAGCCTGTTTATGTATCGAAGCCGCTTGACAGGCTGGTTCGTTACGGAAAAATGTGGGCGGTTGTCAAGGGTCGTGACGAGTACGGGAATCCGGTTGATATTGACTACGGGTACGATGAATTAGGCGAGGTCAAGAAGAATGCGGAGTTGATCGAGGGTATTTCCACGGTCATCATTTCCGGCAGTTCGAATATTTTGATCCGGTTTCAGGCGACACCTTTTATCGACGGTACGGGCCGCCCCTACAAGCCTGTCATCCGCGGCCTTTGCTACATACACCCGACGAAAGATACGGGTATGTCTGATGGCAAGTATGCCCGCGAATTACAGGTAGCCTTGAACGACACGATCAACATAAGCAATGACCGGGTTAAGTTGGCGACATTGCCGGTATTTATCGGGGACAAATACGCTTGTGAAGATAACGATCAAATCTACATGGAGCCGGAGCATATCATCCCGATTGACGGCGGCGCGGGGAACCTTCAAGAACTAAAGATCCACGACAATATCAACGGCGCTTTGCAACAGGCGAACTTATTCACCTCCGGGATGCACAAGGTTGTATCCGTTTATGATCCGACAATGGGTGATACGGCTGCGCCGTCCACATCGGCCACAGCGACGGCCACAGCGGATGCACGGGGCAATATGCGGCAGAACTACAAGTCATTGACTTACGAGTTCACGTTTTTAACTGAATTGTATTGGATGATTTTGCAGATGTCGTTCCGCTTCATGCACCCGGTGACGGCTGTTGATATTCTTGGCGAAGATGGTGTTGCGCTGTTCGATCCGAATGGCGACTACACCTACAAGCCGATTACGGCCAGCATCGAGTTAGAACACGCGAAGGGCCGGAAGATGCAGCAGATTGATCAGGTATTGGGTCGGATTGTGAACTTCCCGAATCCAAAAACTCCGATTCTCATTAATTTGCTTATGGTGAAGTTCTTTGAGGCTATGGGGTCGGAGTACAACGACATCAAGGATAAGCTGCTTGACGAGGGGCAGGAGGGGCAAGCGGCGGCAATGGGCATACAATCCCAGGATGCGGCGGCTACTGGCGCACCGTTAGGCATGACCAGCAATCAGAACGGGATGGAAGTTAGTCCACAAGAAATGAATGTGAGGGGCATTTAATGGCGGAAGCAACCGTAACAGCGGACACTTTAGCGGGATATTTAAGACTGACGGGCAAGGCAGGGTCACGGACGCTTCATGTACTTGGCAAATACCAATCTTTTACCGCTGCCATTGCTTCTCCGGTGGGGCGTGAAATCCTTAATGACGCAATCCAACGCCACGATAAGTTGCTTGACCGCGTTGCCTCGTTGGACGCGACGGATATTGAAAAGGCCGAATACAAAGCCTTGCGTGAAGTCATTCTCCGTTGGTCGGAGAAGATAGTCGCGTACGAAGCGAACTTGAAGAGCCTGAATGATGGAGTAAGGATGGCGAATGGATAACGCACCTTTAGGGCAGAAAGAACAACGTGTGATTAAGGCCGTTTCCGATGCTGGTTTGATCAAGACGGACAACCCAAAGGGGTTCTACGGCAAGGTTACGCTTACATTTCAGAACAGTCGAATTGTCCACGTGGAGAAGTACGAGGGTATTAAGCTGGATTAACATCCCGTAGGCCATCCCTGATTACAGGCTATGGACGAAGGGAACAAATAAAGGAGAGCTAAACAATGGCAGGAGAAAATGTTGCACAGGACATGCCCCAGGATAACAATCCCGTTACGGAAACCGTAACCGATGAAGCTTTATCCTCCGCATGGGACGCAACGCAGAGCGACGGAGTGACGGAAGCCGTTGCACAAGAAGAAGTGACGGAAGGGATACAGGAAGAGGGGAAGCAGGGTGAACCCGTGCCAGAGGAACCCACCGACAATGCAGAACGTTCTCGGTTAGGCCGAAGGATGAAGAGCCTTGAAGATTCCTTGAGCCAGCTTTTGACAAAGTTGGACACGATCCCCAATCAGGCAAATGCGGCACAGCCACAGGCGAATGCTCCCGCAAAATACGATGATTCCTACATGGAAAGGGAGTTACAAGCCGCTATTGATCAGGGGATTATACCCGATACGATTATCACGCCGATGGATCAGTTGCGGGTTGATAACTATCGGGCACAGGTAGAAGAGAAGCGGTCCCTTGAGTATCAGAGGGGATACATCGACGTATTGAAAGGTTTTGGCGGCAATACCGAGAATGCTCTGCATGATGAGATTGTTGCGGAGTTATTCAGGGTTGAAAGCCCCTACAATCAAAGAAGGTACGGCGATCCCGCGGTTGATGCTCATTTGAACTACCTGGAAGCGAAAGCCGCCATCCTTGAAGGGAAGATGACCACTCCCACATCGAAAAATGTATTCAAGGGTAAGCAGGGGACAGCACCGACAGGGAACCACGTTTCAACAACGGTGCAGCCGGGCGAAGATGCCGCGATGAACCTGGATGAAGTTAGCCTTCAATTCATCAAGAGTCAGGGCATGAGCGAAGAATCCGTCAAAAACGCATTGAAAGCACCTCTGCCATTGCATTTGAAGGGGAGATTCTAAGTTGGATCAAAGCCGTTATACAACCTATTCGACAACACGATTACCGAAGAAAAAGCGTAGGATTGCGCTCCCTGGATCATTTGAAGATTCGGGCAAGTGGGTTCGCTGCTGGAACTGCGGGTTTATCGTGAATGTGGATAGGGATTTAGGGAATCCTGAAAAGGCGGGGAATTTCGAGACAGTTCAAATCCTTGAGGCTGTTTCCCCCGTTGGTAGCGGCAACGATCCTAGTATAGGTTTAGACGTATTGGATCAGGTTGGCACGTGCGTGAAGAATTTATCGGGCGATATAGCTCCCGATAGTTATTACACGCCACGTGTACCGCAAGTGTCTAGGGGATGTCCTTTATGCGGGTGCGGGAATATGTAACGTAGCCAGCCGGTAAACTTATAACGCTATCAAAAAAATTGAAGCGAATTGACGAGTAAATCTCGTTGGTTCGCTTTTTTGTTTTTCAGGAGGGATGATTATGGGTTTTTCTATTGCTAACGGGGGTATCTGGGACACTTGGGTTCCGGTGAATTTCGCCAACTCTGCGGATACTTTGTACGAGGGGCAGCTTGTCGGTTCGCCCCTTGCGAGTTCCGTTCCTGGCGGTGAAGGTGTTGCGCCTCTTGCCGCTGCCGTCGGTGCTGCTGATACGACTGGTAAGGCTGTGCCTTTCGGCATTGTTGTTGGTTCTAACGCGGCCAATCCTACTTACAATTCCACGTACAAAGGGTTCTCCATTGCGTCTGTCGGTTCACAGGCCGATCAGCTTGCGAGGGATTACCGCGGTGCGGAGGGGCAGTATGCGAAGGGTGATCCCCAGGCGCTTGTCAAGGTTTCCGTTATCGGTGCGGATACGATCATCAAGGGCCCCATTTTCAACGGAGCTTACGGGACGGCTTGCGCGGTCTTTACGAATACGACTGCCAGCACGGACGGGTTGACCATTACGACCTCTGCCGTGGCACAGACCCCGATTGCTTACAACGTGACTTGGTATTGCCGTTCTGGTGCGAATAAGGGCCTGTACCGTACCGCTTACAGCACGTCTACCACGTCGCACACTCTTTATATCGGGTTCCCCCATGACATCGCGGTTGGTGACACGTTTGTTCCCATCTTCTTACGGCCCGGCACTTGCTGCGCTCAGTTCGATGGCGAATCCACCTACATCGAACAGCAGCCTGCATACGCCACTAACTATTACCTGATTGATGTTCTCGAAATCAATGCGGAAGTAGCTGGCGAAGAGTACGCAATTTTCAAATTCAACGCTGACCAGTTCGCTGGCGCACGGGCATAAGGGAGGGAATGAATTATGGGAAGTCCTATTACTAGTGAGCAGTTCATCCGGTTGCTCGATGGCCGGTTGAGAGAAGTTTCTGAAAATACGTGGGCTGAACTGCCCTCGCAGAAAGATCAGTTATACCGGAATGTTTCTTCTGATTCGGCGTGGGAAGAGTTTTTCAGCGTCGGCGCGGTCCCTGACATCCCGGCTTTTAACGGAAAGATCACGTATCTTTCGCAGAATCCCGGCTACTTGACCAGGATTGAACCGAAAGAATACGCGGGCGGCCTGGTATTTGAGCGCAAGTTCCTTGACGACAAGAAATACAACGTCATGAACAATCAGGTTTCCAGTCTTACCGAGTCGGCGCACCGCACGATGGAGAAGTTTGCGGTTGATCCGTTTACGGGTGCGTTCTCTTCGGCGTTTACCTTCATGTATTCGGAAGAGGGTGTTTCTCTTTGTTCTGATTCGCACACCACGAAATCCGGCGTTTCCACCGCTACGGGCTTTGACAATGCGGGTACGTCTGCATTGAGCAAGACGGCGGTTGCAGCGGCTAGAATTGCCATGACCCGTTTCAAGGGTGACATCGGACAGCGGATCATCGTCAATCCCGATACGCTGGTCGTTCCTGAGAATCTTGCAGATACGGCCTACGAGATTGTCAATTCCATCAATGATCCTGATTCTGCCAACAACACGGCGAATGCTCAGTACAAGCGTTACAAGGTGCTGGTTCTGCCTCGCCTTGACGATGCAGACACGAACAACTGGTACTTGGTTGATAGTCGGGCCATGAAAAAGCACCTGCTTTGGATTGACCGTATTAAGCCGGAAACGAAGATGACGGTTGATTTCGACACGTTTGCTGTCAAGTGGTCGATCTATTTCCGGTGCGGTAACGGCTTTGATGATTGGAGGTTTCTGTATGGAAATGCGGTTTCCTAGTTAATCCAATCATGTGCGTACCTCTGATGAGGGGGTACGCATATTCAAAAGGGTAAGCGGTGGTGAGCGTGAAGATAGA